AGGCTGCTTCAAAATGTTCAGCATCTAGCTCAATGTCAACGATTTGATCGCCAAGTTGTAGGCGTACATACTCAATGAGATTTTGCTTTAACGTGTCTAATGTTGATTCAGGTTGTGACATTAATAGGAACTCCAGTTCCTATTATTTACCAGCTCGCAAGATGATTAGGTTTTCAGTGCCACGACCATTAAACTTGGTATCTGTGGCCTTGATATCTTTGAAATACTTGCGAGCTGCGGGTTTTCCACCTGCTAACAATGCCTTAATCTGCTCTGCTGGCTTACGCAGTGTTTTTTGTACACTGGCGGCTGCATCAAACCCTAAAATCATGTTGTTTTTGACAGTGATACTACCGATATGTGTATCTGCTACAACATAGATTAGTTTACGCTTTTTAGTGTCGTACAACCACGCTTCGTTGGCGCCAACTAGTCGTGCTGGTGATTCGCTTTCAAGTTTGAGTTCTGGGAACTCTTTGATGTACTTGAACTTGCTGGCTTGTTTTTCTGGACTCACTGCTTTTTTAGCACGTGGCTTGCGTTCTACTTTCTTGATCTGCACATACGCACTACAATCATTGATTACTGTTTCGCAGAACTTGATCATGTTACGCAGTTCAATCTTTGAGAAGTTTGAGTAGCCTTCTACAAGATCGCTGTCTTTTCCAACAACAACTTCTTCAAATTCTGCTAGACGTTGTTGCCAGATGTCTGAAATATTGCTGATCATTTGTGGTGCCACATTCATTCCACGGATTGTGGCAATGGGTTTGATGTTAGCTGACATTTTGGCACCATCGGCTAAAAACTCATCAAATACACCTTCGAGTTCGCCTGCACATTCAGAGACTTTTTCACGAAGTCGATCTTGAATGGTAACCTTGTTTTGTGCTGTTTCTTCTTCCGTGACTACAATCTTAACTTCATCCTTGACTTTGAGCATGTTGCTAATTTGAGTATCTACTTGTAACAACTCATGTTCATTTAGTTCTAATCCAACCAAGTTCATACGACACACCCAGGCCGGTGTCAGCCGAATTTGACTGTCAGGGATAGCACGAATCTTTCGAGCATCTTTGGGACGGTCTTGAACTTCTAACCAATGCACAATCATGTCCTTGGCTTCCTTTTTACCATAGTGATAATTGTACCAACTAAAGGCCGCACTCAGGGCACTAACTCGGCATTCGGGTTCGGGCTGAATTCGCCATTCTGGTTCACCACCGGTGTATTTGAGCTCAGGGCTTTTTGGGTTTAACAGTTTGATTTGGGTAGTTTTAGATTTGATCATAATTGGATTATACACTGTTCCATTAATTTAGTAAACTGGCAAAGGTAATATGCTTTTCCAAATGAGCAAGTACCTCTTCAAAGTTTTGGAGTAGTTCTCGATATTTTACCGTTTCTTTTTTGAGTCTACGGCATTCTACACTTTCTTGATCTAGTCGGGTATATGCGGCTTCTGCAGATTTAAGCATTGTTAGCAAATCTCTACGAGCTACCTTGCTTTTTATAGCACCAATTTGGGTATAAGCGTTGTCGATCCGTTTACCGTAGTCCATTTTGTAATTATACACAGTTTGCCAATACAGGTCAATCTGCCCATAAATACTGTACTATGCCACGCTTATCACTTTACCGTCCTAATAGAACCAACGACTACAAGTTTTTAGATCGTACCATCAGCGAAATGTACACTGTTGGTGGGTTGGACATTTATGTACACAAATACTTGGGTCCAAAAACAGGTGATGTAGGTGACAATGATGCTACTATACCTGTTTACGATGAGCAAAATCCTTTGTTCATTGAAGATTTGTTGTTGGGTGAAAATAGAGACCGTGCCTATGATCCAGACGTTTATGTCATGCGTGGTGTTTATAGAACACAAGATGTTGACTTTGATTTGACACAGTTTGGGTTGTTTTTAAACAATGACACACTGTTTATCACATTTCACTACAATGACATGATTGACACATTTGGTCGTAAGTTGATGTCAGGTGACGTGCTAGAGATACCAAACTTAAAAGATTACAACCCATTGAATGCTGCGGGCATTTATCGAGCTGTGCCAAGATACTATGTCATCCAAGATGCTGCGTTTGCGTCAGAAGGATTTTCAGTCACATGGTTGCCACACCTGTGGCGTGTAAAAGCCACACCCATGGTCAATGCCCAAGAGTATCAAGATATTATCAATCAGCCAGCTGGTCCAGACAATATTTGGGATCCGGGCAATTTTTATCCACAAGGAACCATTGTCAACAACGGTGACAACTGGTACATATCTACTGCCAATGTTCCGCCAGGAACTGACATTACAAATACCAATTACTGGACTCCGACTACTCCGCCTACACAAGGAGATCAGACCAGTACACGTCCACGAGATTTGGAAATCAACGACGCTATTATTACACAAGCATACGCAGAGCTTCCACTCAGCGGATATGATACTGTTAAGTTCTACATTCTTCCAACAACAGAAGATGGACAACCTGCACAAGCTGGTGCTACAGTAGACAACACAAGAATCACGGTAGATGGCACCGAGGGTGCTGAAGGAACCACTCCAAGAGCAGATGGTTATACCTTAGGCTATTTGACTGGTGATGGAATTGCACCAAATGGATTGCCTGTTACTCCGGGAGTAAGTTTCCCTGTAAATCCAGTGGCTGGAGACTATGCCTTGCGTTTAGATTATTTCCCAAATAGATTGTTCCGTTACAACGGTCGTGCATGGATTAAGATTGAAGAGAAGGTACGTACCGATCTTAACTATGCCGAAAATGCACAGACACAACGAGCAAGTTTTGTAAACAACACCGGTAATGTTGCTACAACTGATCGTGGCAATATACCAAGTAGACAGAGTCTTTCTGAAATACTTAAACCTAGAGCAGACAACGGCGGTTAATTATGGCAGGTCCACTATTTTTCTATGATGAACAGATACGCAGATTCCTTTTACAATTTGCTAGAATATTCAACAACTTTGAAGTTGAATACGGACGCAACGAAGAAGGTACCAATCACACATTAATTCGTGTGCCTGTCAAGTACGGCGATTGGACAAGACAAGCCCAAACTGTAGTGCAAAATAACTCGGCAGGATTCATGCCCAGTGTGCCACAAATGACTTTTTACATTTCTGGTCTGGATTATGATAGACCAAGAATGCAAGAGCCATATCATGTAAGCAAGATTGCTGTGCGTCAACGTACATATGACGAGGCCTCTGACAGTTACGAAGTTACACAAGGTAATGCGTTTACTATTGAACGTTTGATGCCTGTGCCTTACAAACTCACAATCAAATTAGATATCTGGACATCAAATACCAATCAAAAAATGCAGTTGTTAGAACAGATGCTTACACTGTTCAATCCTGCATTGGAAATACAATCAACAGACAACTACATTGACTGGACCAGTTTGAGTGTATGCGAATTAGAAAGTGTGCAGTGGACTTCAAGAACTATTCCTATGGGCACAGAAAATCCCATAGACATAGCTACACTAACATTTGCATTGCCTATTTGGATTTCAGCTCCGGCTAAAGTTAAAAAACTTGGAGTAGTTGAAAGAATCATCGCTTCAATTTATGATGCCAACGGTGATGCTTCTAATGCTGTAATGGACAATGATTTATTGTTGGGATCAAGACAAGTGTTTACTCCTTATAGCTATCAAGTGTTGCTGATTGGCAATAAATTACAGGCATTAAGACCTGCGCAGGTCATTGATCAACCAAACACCAGTTTGACTCCTGCTGATTCACCACCCAGCAACTTGCTTTGGTCAGCTGTAATTGGAGACTTTGGCGTGATACGTCCGGGTATCAGTTACATTACATTGGAACAGGAAGACGGCACTGAAGTAACAGGTACTATTGCGTTTGATCCCACAGACGATAGATTTTTATTGTACAGTATCAACGAAGATACTATCCCGGCCAATACTTTGGATCCTGTAGATGCTGTAATTGATCCTTTACGCAGCGGGCCCGGCGATGGACTTGACAGTTCATTGTTGGGACAAAGATATTTACTAACAGAGGCCACTGGCAGTGACAACGGCTATGCAGAGGCCTGGGCTGGTGTCAATGGTCAACCTTTGATTGCACAAGCCAACGATATTGTTGAATATGATGGCCAGCGATGGATAGTGAGTTTTGACAGCGAGAATTCACCAGACAACATACAATATGTTACAAATATAACTACAGGCATTCAATACGAATGGACAGGATCCACATGGATCAAGAGTTACCAAGGACTTTACCCAGGAGGAACATGGAGACTGGTGTTGTAAATGCTGTTGGTGTTTGGTTTTACAGTTTAAACACACAACGTTATCTTTATTTGTTACGCAACGATCCAAGACATCCGGGCACATGGGGATTGCCCGGAGGAAAAATTGAAACAGGCGAAACTTTAATTGATGCTATTGTTCGTGAATGTACCGAAGAAATGGGTAGTTTACCAGAGTATATCAAACTTGCACCGGTAGAAAAATTTACATCAGCCGACTCTGGATTTGTGTATCATACATTTTTTTGCAGTGTTGCAGAAGAATTTTGTCCTACGTTAAATGATGAACATCATGGATGGGCGTGGATTGCTTCAGGATCGTGGCCTAAACCCATGCATCCAGGACTTTGGTCAACAATAAATTTTGATGCTGTTCGTAGCAAAATTGAAACTATGGAACAACTGGTTCAAACGTCGCAGTAACTGATAAACTGTCTAAAGTCCATGTGTTCAACATTGGCATGCTCCAACCAAGATTCAACAGTGTGATGTCTAGCTCCTACCACAATAAATTTTGTTGCGGTATAGGCCTTGATTACTTCTTCTACGTGTGCTGCCCAAGCAGTATTTCCAGCATTGGTAAATTGATTATAACCCAGTAAAAATATTTCTTTGTGTCCATCAAACGCTGCTAGATATGGTAACAAAGCGTGTTTGATCAACACTGGATTGTAAGGAGTAAGATAAAATACTCCCGGATATCGCAAACAATTTCGTGGACTGGTATATACAATATTGTTTTGATAATAGTGGGACTCCATTAACTCTTTTAAAATTGCATCATCGGTTTCTACAGTAAAGTCCAATCTCATTTGTTTGGCTACAAAACCTAGCCCATAAGTTTGTAATTTTTTTGAGCCTAACAAGCCGCCGCGGTGTCGTTGTAATCGTGTGTAATCAAAATGTGGTAAATCGTGATCGCTGCCTATACACACAGCACGACCACTGATATGTTGATTTTCGATTGGATTTGCTACCCATTCACGCTTTTGTCTTTTTTTGCCACCCGACCATGTGGATTGAGTAATAATGAACTCTCCATCGTAGTCAGTTCTGTATCTAGCGGCAATCATAGACGTCCAACAGCTACTTCAATGGTTTTGATTTCTGTAGTATTAATTTCTTCCATAGACTTGCCTACCACACACCCGGGTTGCCAATTCATGCCAATGCGCTGTGCTACACCTGGTGTTGATGATGCCACAAGAACGTCACCTTTGCGAACTGGTCCTTGTACCTGGCATGGAACACGTCCTGTTAATGCTACAGCTACAACATGTTCTCCTGTTTGAGTAGAATTCATCAAGTAACTTGGATTTGTAGACACGATTCCGGCCACGGCTGTGGAATGACTTTGAGTAGTAATAGTAACTTCATTTTTGCCGCCAAATTCAACCACTGTACCTGATGGATATGAAGCATCTGCTACATACATCTCTGCCAAGTCCGCATATTGAGCTGACGTTGCCTTAGCAAATACCGTGTTAAAGTATGTGCTTGATGTTCCAATGTTGCCTACGCCGTTGGCACCAGCATTTAAAATTGCTGGTGTTGTTATTCCTGCTGTTCCGTCCAATGTAATTGCCATGTTTGTATCCTTGTTTGGTAGTATTTATATTGGGTTATGGTATAACCAGCAACGTACTAGAATCTGGTATTGTAATTGTTGCCCCGTCGCTGATTGTAGCTGAGCTAAACAATACAGAATTTGTGTTGGCTTGTAAAGTTGCATTGACAGATATAGTTTTTGGTGTACTCAAAGGACCATTTACAAACAACGATCCAGTGCCAAACACTGCTGAATTTGCTGAACCGCCTACGCTGACAGTGACATTACCCCCAGAACTGGAAATGCTGACGTTTGATGTTCCGTTTACTATAGCATTGGGTGTGCCTGTGGCTATACCAGTAAGCTGACTACCG